CATATGGGGGTGATTGTATGATGCGCGCTATGCGTGAAAAGAAAGACATGTCGCAACAAGCTGTGGCTTTAGAAATCGGTGTTGAGCGCTCAACGGTGGCAAAGTGGGAAAGCGGCAAGAGCCGTCCGCGTGCCGAACTGCTTCCAAAGCTGGCAAAATTGTTCGGGTGCTCCATTGAGGAACTGCTCGTTCCGGACGGGCCGGAAAAGACGGCATAAGAAATGCCCCGCAGGGAGCGGGGCGGAAAGGAGGCGTTACGGTATGCCGAGAGAAAAAGAACTGTATGTTCCAACGCTGGAACGAATCCGGGGGCGGGCGGACCGGATTTACCCGGACAAGCTGCTTTATACACAGAAAGAGGCGGCTAAAATTATGGGCTGCTCGCCCGACTATCTGCGCGAGCTGGGGATACGCGGGCTTACCACCTGCGAGCAGCTGGCAAGGTTATTTGCATAGGAAGGAGACGTTGGAACGTGAAACCTATTTTAATGCGTATGGGCTGTGTGGGCATGCTGCTGCTGGCCGCGGGAATTGTTGACGGGGCCGGGAGCCGGCCGTACAGCTCGCAGGCGTTTTGGCCGCTGCTGCTTTTGGCGATGGGAGTTGCCGTGGGCGGCATGGGGCTGGGTGTGCGCGCGGAGCTGCTGGACCCGGGGAAAGACCCGGAAACAAAAAGGCCCCGGCCGTGCGGGAACACGGACGAGGCAAAGGAAGTGGAAATTGCTATCTCCACTAAAAATATACCATGTGCGTATAAAAAACACAAGGGGGAAGCGGGGCGGCGTTGTGGGTAACGGAAAGGGCGCCCCTGCGGGCATGACGAGCATGGACGAGATTTTGAGCTTTCAGCAGCAGGTGAAGTATCTGCTGTATAAAATCAGCAGGAACGGCGCGCATCCGGTGCCGCTGGACGCTGTGAGCGACTACAAGGAGGCGGAGGCCGTACCGCCTGAAAAACGGGCGAGGCTTTTGCGGGACCTGCGGGGAGAGGTTCAGGCGCGGGAGATCATGGGGGACGAGGCATATTTCGGGACGGCGTCGCTGATCAGCAAGATCATCACCTACGAACAGGCAATGGACGAAATTTCCAACCGCAAAATGATAGAGGGTACACGGGACATGCGGGTGACCTGGGCAGAGTTCCGGCGGATGATTGCCGCAGAAATTTACGCGGAAAGCAGGGAAGAAGAATGACCTTTTACGCAAGGATATTGGAATTGCACCCGGAATATGAGGGCATGCGGGCCGCTGACCTTGCGGCGCAGGGGATGGCCTGCCCGGCGGAGCGCAGCGCGGAACTGCTGGGAAATGACGGCGCGTTCTGTGAAATGGAAAATAAAACGCCGGGACGCTGCATGAAGTGCCAGATGAACTTTTTGACGGCGGAAGTGCCGGGGCATTATCGAGATATGGGAAATTGCAGTTGAATGCAAGGAGGGAAAAGACCATGAATGAAATGCAACAGGCATTTGATATCATCCGGCAACAGCAAGCGAAGCTGCCGGAATACAGCCCGGCCGTGATGGTTGGGCACCAGCTTATGGATTTGCTGAAAATGCAGCCGGAGGCGGCAGGCTTTGTGCTGCATGACCTGCAGGGAAAGGGAATGGGCATAGCGGACTGCGAGCAGCGTATCAAAGCATGGGCCGATGAGCACAAGAAGAGCGGCAGCTGCGTATGCGTTCCGCCTGACACGGCGGAACAGATCATCCGCAAATTTTACGGGATACCGGCCCCGGAAGAAACGAAACAGCGTGCTTTGGGGCTGGCGATCAACCTTGCAGACTTTTTATAAGGGGGCGCAGAGCCGTGATAAAGAACGATGACCTGCTGGCGCTTCCGCGGGCGGCAAAGCCTGCAAAGGCGATGCGCGCCGCACAGGAGCATGCGAGGCCAGCCGGGGAACCAGGGAACGTACCCCGGCAGACCCCGCGGGAATATGCGGGGCCGTGCACTGCGCCGGGCGTGATCTGCGCGAAGGTGCATGAAACGGCGGACGGGCCGGTGCTGGCACTGGACCTGTGGGCGCGCGGCGGTTTGTATGCACGGGAATTTTTTGACGGGCAGGGGAAGCGGCGTGTGTTTTTTTGGCCGGACGGCGCATCAACGACAAAGGGCCTTTTCAAAGCGGCAGGATGCCACACCCTTGCATGGGCATCCCGGGCAGACGGAAAACGCATGGAGGCGTTTTTCAATATTCCCCGGGGAATCACACGGGGAGCGGAGGAAATGATCTTCCTTGCAGAGCATGGCCGGCGCGGCGCTGACGGCACTTTTACTGCCAGCGGCGCGGGAAATGCGGGAGGATATGCACCGGAAGAGCTTTTTTCGGACAGGCTGCCGGAGGGATGGCAGCAGTACATGCAGGAACGCGGACTTGAAGCAAGGCACGTTTTGCTGATGGAAAGTGTATGGAAGGCAGACCCTTTAACCGGCATCCGGGAACGAATGGACAAATGCACCTGCAGCGCGTGCGGCGCCGTTCGTTATGAATGGCGCGGAGAATACGAAAACCGGACCATGACGGGATGCGACGCCTGCGGCGCGCACTGTATGGCCGTTCGCAAGAGAAACGGAAAGCTGCCATATGAAGCGGACGGCAGCCTGCTTTGGTTTCACCGCCACAAGGACACAGCAGTGGCGCAGGGATATGAAGTGAATTATTGGGTGGGCAATGACGCCGTGGAACATTGGGCGGCGGTCCCCTCCCACATTTACGCCTGGGGACCCTATGGAGATTATGCCTTTAACCGCTATCAGTCGTGGTGCATGGGACACCAGCGCGCGTATCTGGACCAATGGTATGCGCAGGCGAGGATGCTGGACAATTGGCCTTTCCGCGGGGTGCCTGTACTGATGGCGCCCGAGGAGGGCGCTTTGAACGGAACGCCGCTTGAAAATGCAAGGCTGCGCGGCTATGCCCAGGCAAAGCAGCGGTGCCTTTACCCGGTGCGGCTGGCAACGATCGGCCGGAGGCTGCCCGTGATGGAAGGCTTCTGCGATTTTGAAGATTGGGACACGGTGCTGGGGATATGCGCCGGAAGGATAACTCTGAAACGGGGCGAGACAAAACCGCACCGCGCGCTCGGGCTGACGCGGCCGGAATACGACCGTTACCGGGCAGAGGACTGGCCGCGGGACTGGCTGCCCATCTATGCGGCAATGAAGCGAAGCGGATATGAACCCGGCCTGAACGACCTGCAGCAGATTGTCCGTGTATTACAGTCCGGCGGGAAGCTGGAGGAAATAGAGCGGCTGGAGCCGGGACCGCTGGCGCAGGTTTGGAGGTATCTGAAACGGACCGCACGCCGGGAGCTGGACCGGCAAATGCGGCACGGCTGCGGACATGCCGCCATAACGGAGGAAGAAGCGCTGCGGCATACGCTGAACATGTGGCTGGATTACAGGCGGCTTGCCGCACAGGCGGGGGCAGCAAACCACCCTGACCGGGACAGCGCAATGCCGTATGACCTTTTTGCACGCCACGACAGGTTGGTGGAAGCGCAAAAGGAAAAAGAGCGCGCACAGCAGGCAGAGCGGGAAAAGGCAAACGCGGAAAAGTTTACAGCTATGTGGAAACGCATCCGCCGGGCGGACTGGCAGGAGGGCGCATACAGCATCCGGGCTGCTAAAAGCACACAGGAGCTTGTGGACGAGGGCCACGCACTGCATCATTGCGTGGGCGAATATACCCAGAATGTACTTGCGGGCCGGGTGATCTTTTTTATCCGCCGCGCCGACGAGCCGGACGTACCGTTTTTTACGCTCAATCTGGACATAAAAAGCGGGCAGATTATTCAGCTTTTGGGAAAAGGCAACTGCCATCCGCCGGAGGATGTAAAGGCATGGGCGGAGAAATGGCGCGAAAATGTATGGATGAAAAAGAAAAAGGCGGCGGGAAAGGCCGCGTGACGGAAAGGAAACAGGAAAATGAAAGGACAAGAGGTAAAAACATTGGACGAGCGCGCCGACGAGCGCCGGGGTTTTGACGGCGGGGACCCGGCGCGGCGCAGCCGTGACGGGGACGGCAAAATAGCGGCCCCTGTGGGGCCGGTAACCGGCCAGCGCGATTTTGCGCAGCAAAACGGAGGGCGAATTAAGCCCGACGAGCGCCGGGATTTTGACGGCGGGGCTCCGGCGCGGCGCAGCCGTGACGGGAACGGCAAAATAGCGGCCCCTGTGGGGCCGGTAACCGGCCAGCGCGATTTTGCGCAGCAAAACGGAGGGCGAATTAAGCCCGACGAGCGCGGGCAGGCCATGCAGCTGCACAGCGATATTATGGCGAATATGCGGGCGGCGGCAACGGCAATGGTGGAGTTTTGCAGGCAGCTGAAGGAAATGCGCGACCGCAAGCTGTATTCGGCACTGGGGTTTGCGCGGTTCGAGGATTATGCGGAGCAGGCCGTTGGCATCAAGTGGCGGCAGGCTTACAACTACATTCAGGTATATGAACGGTTATCGCCCCAGCTGCTGGAGCAGAACGCGGGGCTGGGCGTAACGAAGCTGCTGCTTCTGACCCAGGTATCCGCCCCGGACAGGGCGGAATTTGCCGGGGAAAACGACCTTGCGGGCATGACGGTGGAGGAAATAAAGGCGCTGATATCGGAAAAAAACGGGCTTGCGCAGCAGATCAGCATGCTGGAAACGGAAAAAGCCGACGCGGAGAACAGCGAGACCTTTTTGAAAAAAGAGGTTGCGCGGCTGCAGGCGGAAAGCCGGGAAAAGGATGAACTTCTGGAAAAGCTGAGGCAGGATCCTGTGGAGACATGCGCGGAGGAAGGCGGGGACGCAGAGCAGTGCGTTGACCTTGACGCGGTGCGTGCACAAGCGGCGATGGCCGCCCGGGCCGAGGCACAGAAGCTGGCCGAAGCTGAAAAGGCCGAGGCTGTGCGCGCCGCCCGGGCGGACGAGCGGGAAAAAGCAAAAAAGGCTGCTGAAAAAGCGCAGGCCGATGCGGTGAAAAAAGCGGAGGACGCCGCAGCCGCCCGGGCGAAGGCACAGGCGGAGCAGGAGCGGGTGGAATTGGAGAACGCCGCAAAGCAGGCGGAGGAACGGGCGCATGAGCTGGAAAAGCGTCTGGAGATTGCAGGGGACCAGGATACCTTGCGCTTCAGCCTGTTGTTTGAGGGCATACAGCGGGACATGAACACAGCGCTGGGACTGCTGAACAGCATGCGGGGCAAGGGGAATACAGACAAAGCGGACAAGCTGGGCAGCGCAATGGCGCAGCTGCTGGGACAGGCGGCGGAGCTGGCGAGGGGGGAATGACCGTGCCGCCTCTTGGCGAGCAGCAAGGGCTATGGGATATCGAAAGCCGACCGAAAAAAATGAAATTGGAGGCACACAATGGAACACGAATTTGAAAGACAACTACGCGCATTGGCGATTGAGCGACGTCCGGAGGCGTGCCTCGGATGCGGATTCGAGCACGGATGCAGCGTGCACGGCTGCGCGGTGATTCATGCGGCGGTTAACCGCCTTGCCGCCTATGAAGAAACCAGACTTGAGCCGGAGGATATGAAAAAGGCGTTTAACGAGGACGCCACACTAAAATTAGCTGGGCAGATACTTGGCATGTCACCTGACCGCCTCCTCGAACTGGCGCAGGCGGACAGGGAGGGACGTGTCAAAACAGATCCCAAAGCGCTGAAATGTCCAAAGTGTGGAAAGATGCGGCTTTTCCCCAGAATTGATTGGCAGTATTACTATTGCTATTCCTGCAAAACGCAATTCCCACGCGAAGCCGCCGAGGCCGCGCTGAAGGAAAGGGAGGATGTCCCATGCAGATCTTGATAAATC